GTTGCATTAAGCTTAACTGTGTAGTATCTGTCTGTGTAGTACACACCATTATAAAAACGTAAAGTAAAATTACGAATAATACCTTCAGCTAAACTAGATATAGCGGCATCTGTGCCATCTATAGTTAAAACTCCGGACGTAGTAATAGAAAAACCAGCATCGTTGGTTAATATACTAATAGAACTATATGGAGCTTTTGGCACTTCTATAGTAAATTTAGTAATTGTATTTTTTAGGGCCAAGCCTATATCAAAAATGGTTGTAGCGGCCACAGCCGCTGCAGTAAATGAAGGAGCCGTACCTGTTGTAGTAAATTTTTCTGCTTGTAAGATTGCCATATTTTATCCTTCAATAACAGGAATTTCAGGCCACGTAATCTCTAAAGGATAACCTTTTTGATTTTTAATGGTACGTAAGAAGTCCCGATATGTAGAAACTTCTTTTTTCTGGTCCGCTGTATACTTTTCCCAAGCATCTGGAAGCGCTAGCGCTTCCGATTCTTTTAGTAAATGTTCTGCTTGATTATTTACGGAAACTGCCATAGCTGCAGTAGCTACAGCTTTTAACTTGTCTTCGGTTTCCGCTTCTGTCATTTCACGAACAGAGTCATTTTCTTTAATAAGGTGTTTACCCATCATATCATCCCCTAACTCTACATACTCTGTAGAGTTAGGGTTAACATTTGTCATTTCGATGGAGTGACCTTCAGCACTGAATTTCACATAGATCGACATATTATCTATCTCCGAAAATCGTAGCGCAAGCGTTATAGATTTGATGTGGGTTAGCTACGCCGTTAGTAGCTTGTGTACTACGAACCATAGATAGAGCAGCTAACATACGCATATCACATACTAAGCCTGTAGTGAAGGTAGTATCTAAGTTATAGAACATACTGCAATCTGTGAAGTAATATGTTGTTTGATAGTTATGTGAAGTTACCAACATAACTAATACTGTAGTATTAGCCGGTACTGTAACGCTCATACTACCTGTAGACATGGTATTAGATGTATTGGTAAAACCTTGTGTCCAGGTTCCGCCTGTTTGTGCAGAGTACGCAGTGCCTGTACCACTTGGAGTAAATACACCACAAGCCGCACCGTTATATGTATCGTAACTAGAATAACCGAAGTATACTGTAGTAGTAATTGGAGCACCTGTTGTGTTACGAATAGGTAGAACACGCCATGTTACGCCACCGTAGCCAGTACTATTTTGGTAGTAGAAATATGTTTTGTACCAATCACCAACACGAGATAAGTTAGCGTAGTGAATATCACGATAGTACTCGCCTGCATAATCGTGTGCATAGAAGTTTTGGGTAGTAGCACCTGCTTGTGGATAACCGTCACCTAAGAACATATTCCATGATTGTGCCGTGTAAGTAGAATTACTACCAGCGGCAGTTGCGTTTTGGTATGTTGAGTTAGGGCCGCTGCTTGTCCAGCTACCGTTATAGCTGTTTTGGCGAGAAGAGCTAGTAGCTACAGTACCAATAATTGTAGCACTGTCAGCAGGTACAATAACTGGCTTAACAAAACTTAAGTTACCACTACCATCATTTGTAAGTACTGAGTTTGCAGTAGCGCCACCAGGGAGTAGGTTACCAATAGTACTGAAAGATAAATTGCCACTACCATCATTAACTAGCAGAGCGTTAGCCGCTCCGCTAGTTGTAGGTAATGTTAAGGCTGGGCCGCCTGATTTTTGGATTTGGTCTACAACTAATTTAGACATATTTTATTCCTTAATTGAATAGAGCGAATCCATCAGGATTCATTGCAAAGTGGTAGGCTCCAGTATTAATTGTGTATACTGCAGAACCTGAAAGTGTTAATGTACCCATTGAAAAACTCATATTTCCTGCAGGTAGTGTTTTGTTAGCACTGATTGTTGAAATAAATGGAATCTGGTTTACAGTAACGCCAGCTACACCTGCTGTTACAGTATTATCAACATAAGTTTTAACGGCATATTCTGTTGGTACAGCAGTATTACTATTACCGCTCATTGTAGCATCACTAGAGAACTCATTAATGGTTTCACCTAACTGAGCACCAATACTACCTAATTTCAAACTAGTTAAACCTGCAAGGTCAAACGCGCTAGCATTCAGGGTTGCACGGCCAGTGGCTTGGTCAATACGGAAATATTCACCAACACGGAAGTTACCATCTTGGTCTGTACTTACATAGAATACACGACCTGGGAAAGTTTCGTCAGTTTCGTTGCCTTGGGCGGGAGCTTGGGTAGGAGTACCGGGATAGTTAGTAGTAGATACGCCACCAGTGCCAATACTCAAGAAGTCGTGACCAGTTAAACGAATTTGTGAATACTTATAACGAATTGTTGTTGTTGTACCACTTGCGCTACCTGTTGGCTTTTCTTGAGCAAGCACAACTGCTATTACACTGGAAGTGTTAGCCCAAGAGCCACTAACACTTTGAATAACGTAGCTATAAGTATCGCCAGCTAAGCTAATAGAGGCACCTGGTACAGGTCTGGCTGTTAAGTTATTAAGTACAAGGATGAAACCTTTTTGGTTCTCTAACGCTGCTGAGCTTACCGTACCTGTACCGCCACTAGTAAATGTTAAAGTATTACCGGAAGTCCAAGTTCCTGTTGCACCGGTAACATAAACTTTATTAGCAGTAGTTTGTACGTTAGTTACTGTTGCTGTAGCACCAGTAGTAGTATTGGTAACTGTGTCACCAACGTTAATATTTCCGCCTTGGTAAACAAAGTTTAGTTGTTGACCATATACGCTACCAGTTACCGGAGTCTCTGAAGCATCAAATCCGCGAGATGCTGCACCCCAAGTACCGTAGCTATTATTACCGTTTAGTGCACGAATAAACCCACCGCCGCTGGCTGCATAACCGAAGTAAGCGTAGTATGTAAAGCAAGAAACGATCTCAGCCTTACCACCATCTTTAACCCAATAACCAACGCCGTTATCTGTAATAACTGTGAAACCGTGGAAGATCATCGTCTTCGCACCAGTTGCGTGTACACTGCCGTCGATTAAAGCACCGATACAACCACTACCAATTGCCGCACATTCTAATACGTAAGGCGACTTATACATAATTGGGCTTGTTGGATTTAGTCTGACTACTACACCTTTAATTGTAGAAGTAGTAATATCCGAAGCTGTTGTACCAGGAACCCAACCAGTCATACCCTTAAATGTCATTTTATTAAGGATAGAGCCATCGCTCATAAAGAACATGGTAGACTGTGCGTTAGGAGTTGTACCATCATCACTGTTACCAGTCTTAGGCTGTACAATTACAGTACGCTGATTATCACCAACGATTGCAGTATTTGTTGGAATCGTAATAGGTAGCTGCTCATTATAAGTACCTGATTTAACAAAAATCGTACTTCCAGGTGCAGCATGTTGACAGGCATACTTAATACTGGCAAATGGAGCAGCTAAGTTTTTACCGTAGTTAGTGCTATCTACACCGTGTGGTGCAACATAATATACGTTAGCACTTTCAGTAGCACCGATCCAGTCGATACCGCTGCCATCACCTTTAACTGTTAAACTTTGGCCTGGATCTGTGTTTTGAATAGCTGGTAGCACATCGCTTCCACCTATTACAAATACTTCCCACTTATCGGCAAGCTTATCTGTATTAAAAGCAGAACCTGCTACGTGTTCAGTTTTAGCAATATAAGCACTGCCAACTGCATCTTTTACAATGTCGTCTTTTAGATAGTTAGTACCTGAGGTCCAAGTACCCATCCAGCGAATACCGCTGTTAAATTTCTGCCACTTGCTAGCAGCTAGATCAGTTTCAAATACTGTGGAAGCGTGTGGTAGAAGCGCAATATAAGTATTACCGCCCCAAGAAACTACGTCATCTGTAATATACTGTGTAGTTGTAGACCAAGAACCACGATTACGGAAACCGTATGTTAGTTTATCCCACGTACCTGCATTAGTTGCAGGAATAATTGCTGTGTTATCTGTTTTGGCTTGGTAAGTAGAACCGCCATAAGTAACGATTTCACCAATCTTATAAGCAGCACCGCTAGACCAAGTACCTTTGCTAGAGAAACCATATAAGAAGGGATCCCATTTGCTAGTATCAGTTGGTAGGTTGCCGGTTGTGTTGACTTTAGCGCGATAAATATTTGAACCGTAAGCTACTAAGTCACCAACTACATAAGCTGTAGCACCGTTATAAATAGATTGTGGACTAATACCGTCTACTAATTTATCCCAGTATGTAGCATTTGTAGGGTTATTACCTGTTGTATCAACTTTAGCAATATAAACTACGCCACCTAGTGTTGCAATATCGTTCTTTTGATATGCTTTAACATTGCTGTAAGCACCTTCGTACTGGATACCATCAGCAAACTGTGACCAGTAAGTAGTATTTGGAGGTGTTTGGCCTGTGCTATCTAACACAGCCACATAAACTTTACCACCATGAGCAATACCGTCACCAACTCTGTAAGCTACAGCAGGGTCAAATACGCCCTTGAACTTAAAGCCTTCAATCATCAAAGCCCAGTATACTGTGTCAGTTGGTAAGTGTCCATCTGTTTTTAAACCGTAAGTGTAAACATACACATTACCGCCGTACTTAACGATATCGTTAGATTCGTAAGTTGTTGCCCCACTCCAGTCGCCAGCGAAGTGGAAGCGTAATTTTCCAAGATCAATTAATTGACTCATATTATATTAGCCTCATATGTAAGTGTCCTTTATTACCCCATTCGAACTGAACCGTATCTTTCGACCAAAACCATTGTTTATAGTCATACTTATCAATTACGTTATCTTGTGGTAAAGAAACGGGAGTGTCGCCGTCTAGAATCTCGATATTTAGATTACCAGTATCTGGATCTAATCTAAAACCGTAGAACACCTTATCGGCTAAATCTGTACCTGTATAGAATCCGCCCATTATGAGACTCCTTGTAGAATTGAAAAGACTACATCAAGGCTCGTATCTACTTTTGCAGAAACAACTAATTTGTCTCCGGGTAGTAGTACTAACTTGTTGCCTTTCATTAACTCGAAAGGGTCGCCTGCTTCTATACGTTTATCTTTATGCACGTAGGTGTCACTAGAACCCCTACGTGTTTTAATTGTAAACGGTACAGTAGTAGATAATAAATTACTAATACTACATCCGATTACAATTGCTTTTTCTGTTGCTGTGTATACCTCGACTTCGGAAGTACCTACACTATTTGCGATTGCATTTGTAAATGTTGTTGCCATATTTTACCCCAATGCAATTGCCATTACGATAGCTTTTTCGTTAGCTATCTGCTCAATTAAGGCATCCTGTCCGCCACCTGCGCTAAACGAACTGATAGTACCATCGTGCTTTTTATAGTACATGGTACCATCATAATCATTTATTGCCACCTCGCCGAATTCTAAGTCTTCCGGCTGTGGAATTTTTCCAGGCTCTGAGCTACGTTTAAATTTAATTACTGCAGCTGTCATAGTGGCTCCTTATTAATAAGTGCCGCCATCAATTTGTGCAATACTAGCTAAGCCGTTTGTTACAGTAAATTGGTTAGCATCGAATTTAGCTAAACCTTTGATTAGCGTGGTGGCAATTGGGATAGCCGTCTGTAGGATACTTGTTACTAAACCTTTACCGTTTACAGTAATTGTTGGGACTGTTACTTCGTCACCGAAAGTACCAACATCACTATTAACAGTTGCTAGAGTGATTGCTGCGCTTACGTTCTGAGAACCGTTTACGTTTGCAAGAGTGGCTGTAGCGTCGCCAGTTAAGCTAAGGTTACGCGCAGTTTCCCAAACTGTAGCGGTACTAGCGTTACCGATTAAAGCACCGTGAACTTCAGAAACATTAAGAATCTTATTCATGTTCCAGCTATCATCACCACTTGAATAAGTGATTGTAGCTGCTACAGTAGGGCCTTTAACAGTAAGACCACCGCCATCTGCCATTACTGCGCTAGTAGCGTCTTTTGCTAATTCAATATTTTTATCACCGATAGCAACTGTTGTACTATTTACAGTAGTTACTGTACCTAATACAGTTAAGTTACCTGTAATACTGGCATTACCATCAATACTAATGTTAGCAGCTGTAATATCATTACTACGGAAAATGCCGTTAACAGTTACATCATTGAAAGTAACGTTGCTAGTTGTATTAACTGCTTGACCGATAGAGATAGTAACTTGATTGTTAGTTACGCCAGTTGTAACACCGGTGCCGCCAGCATACTTTAAAGTATCATTAAGTAAGCTAACTGTATCCGTACCACTATCTCCAGAGATTGCTAAGTTTGTAGCAACATCTACTGTACTGGCTTCAGTGATTAAACCCTTGCCGTTTACAGTGAATACTGGAATTTGTGTTGTGCTACCAAAAGTACCTGTAGTCGTATTAACAGTTGCTAGGGTAAACTCAGCGTTTACGTTTGCAGTACCATCGATTTGAGATAATGTTGCAGTACCATCACCGCTTAAGCTTAGGTTACGCTTGTTTAACCACTTAGTAGCGGAAGTAGCATTACCAGTTACGTTACCAGTAATATCAACTACAACTGCACCATTACTATCACGACGAAGAATAGTACTTGGAGTGTTTAGGTGTGTGGCAGCATCTACGAGATCTGTGTAGCGCTTACCACCGATGATGATACGATTTACTGCATTTCCTGCAGTTTCGGTGCCCATACCAATATATAGACGATCACCGCCGTTGCTGCCGTTATCGGCTAGAGCAGAGTAAGCAAGTTCACCAGCACCCAATATCCCAGGGTTACCGCTTACTTCACTGCGTTTAATTCTTACAATAGAAGCCATTTCTTATCCTTTAAAACTGACCAGACTCAACGATTTGCTGGTCTAGTAGGTTAGTGGCTACCCACTTCTCAGTCACAGCATTATATACTAGAACTGATCCGGAGCCTAATTCTGTTAGATCAAATTGACTAGAATCTGCGATTTGAGTAGCACCACGTGGACCCATGACTCCAGTAACAATGACTGTAGGCTGTTTTTCATTATCAACTACTACATTAGTATTAACTTGCTCTGTAATAATTGATGTGTTACTTGAGGAAGTTACTACTGTTTCAGTCATCTTGTAATCTCCTGTACCAGTGTTAGGTTACCAGTTAGGAAAGGTATTACAGTTCCGTCATTCTTATATAGCTCAACGGAGTATACTGCTGAAGTAAATCCAAAATTTTGTGTAGTTGCAGCATCTATTGTAATAGTGATAGTACTTAGTACTAGATCTATATCAATCTCTCCGGTATCAGTACTAGCCTCGTATAATACTTCTGGGCTACTTACTGCTTTGCGAATCTGCATTCTAGCTTTGTATCCAGTTAAATCAACTGGATGGTTATATTCGACTACTCCACCACTAGTATAGTTAGCAAACTGTAAGCTATTAACAGAATTAATTTCTATAGTATTGGAAGTAGTATTAGTTGCTAAGTAATA